GTAGGTGTTTATTACCTGTCTTCTTACCTCTGAAAGTTTCCTCAACATCATCGAAGCATCTCTTAAAGGGTTTATCAGACTTAATAGCTTCTATCTTGTCTTCAACACCTTTTAAAAGTTCTTGTTTATCTTTATCTGTTATTTCAAGATCAAGATAAGTTATTTCTCCTGTAGCTTTATTTACAGCCCACCAACCACCAATGTCTTTATTAGCTCCTTTAGAATACATAACTAATTGAGGTATGTACCCAAAAGTATCATGCTCTTTCATATTGTCCATTGATGAAAATTTGTGCCTGTAAGCCCAAGCTGAACAAGATTTTACATCATCTACTTTATTATTTATACTTAAATCAGTTTCGCCTGACAGTTCATGCTTACCTATTTTTATAGTAACTCTTTCACTGTCTTCATACTCTACTCCTGACGCTTTAAGAATAGCTTTAAATATAGCCTCTACAGCATCTCCTAGTATCATACGCATTTTAAATGTAGAATCAAAAGGCTGTCTTTCAGCTCCTTTTGCTTCCATTTGTAACTGACACAAAGGTTTACCTAGATTAGAAGGTCGTAATTTAAACTTCCTTTCTTCAGGATTAAATTGTCGCTTCAAACACTTTTTAAAGTATTCTCCTGCTTCTTCTACTATATCATCTGACATAGTAGCCTTATCCTTGCTTGCCTTTTCTAGATAAGCAAATATTCTTGCTAGATTATCATCCATAGTTTTTAAGAGGCTGTAGCTTCTACCTCTATAAAGTCTTCGCTATCAAGTATGTCTTCTGCTTCATCTAGTCTTTTAGATGCTTCAGAAGCTTTTTGTCTAACAGTATCATTATGAGTAAGAATAAACTCATTAAATACCTTATTGGTATTTATATCATCTTCAGTTAGCTCTAAAGTTTCAGGCTCAATAGTAGGATTAACTATATACCAACTCACAGCAGGAGTCTGTTTATACTCCATATTAAATTTTAATTCATGTGAATAAGGTAATTTTTTTGTTTTATGTAACTCTGATAATACACTACCAAAGTTTTTAAAAGTATCTTTACTTGCTATTTGATAAATAACTGGGAAATTATCAAAGGATACAGTTTCTCCATTACCTTCTTTTACAGCATTCTCTACTCGTAAAAGACCAAATAACACTCTGTATCTTTTAGAACCTCTCCACCATTCTTTATCGGCTTCAGACGCTTTATCCCAATCTTCTATTTTTTTCTTACCGCAATTAATAGTACCAAGCTCATCTAAAGCTTCGTCATAAGGATTTCTAACAAATACTGATCTATTTACATATCTGCCACGCATATCTTTACCCTCTTTAGTTTGAAAGATAGCATTTTCATCATATCTCTGATAAAAAAATCGTTGTTGAAATACTCTAATCCATACTTTTTCTGCATAGACTACACCATATTGTGGGTGATCTACTCTAATCGTACCGTCTGGTATTTTAGCTCCAGAATTAGACCTAGTTTTATTATTTACTGATATTCTAGGTATTAAAGGAGCATTAGATGAGCCACTCTCATCTACTATTCCTAATGATTCCATTGCTTGTGCAAATGGAAGGGTATTCTCTGTTAATGTTAAATCTGTTGTCATTACAACCTCCTATAAATTTTAAAAGTGATACAGTTATATATACTTTTACTTAAATGTCAAACTAATAAGAATAATATTTTCTTCTTGGCTTAGTTATTATATTATCTCCCTTTTCATGCCAAGACATTTTTGGCATTGTTATCTCTACATAAGGGTTATTCCTCTTATACTTATACAGCTCTCTTCTCCATCTCGTAAACTTTGGATTGTTTTTCATCTACTATTTCTTCCATGTCTAACCAATCGTCTCCAATCTTTAATTCAACTTCCATTGGAACATCTATTGTAAGATTAAAGTCATATAACATCCTGTCTTTTACTTTTAACATACTCTCTTTTAAGTAGATAGGTATGATGTCTATCTCTTCAGGATGAACATCAACTACAATAGAATCGTGTACTGTGTTAATGATAAGAGATTTACAATTCTCTTGTTTTATTTTTTCTTTAAATATTATACAAGCTAAAGGTACTATTTCTGCAGTAGCTATAGACTGCACTGGATAATTTTTTATTTGTGTAGCATAAGTAGAGCCATACTTAGTTCTTTGAACATTTGGAAAAGCAAATTGTCTACCAGTTATTGTAGTAATTTTCTTTTCTCTTATAGCCTCGTCTTGTAACTTCTGATGCCACTTAGCTATATCATTATATTTATTTATAAATGCTCTATTGTATTGCACTTCCGCAGGCGATCCTCCTATGCCCCCATATAAAGGTCTGAATGTTCTAGCTTTTGCGTCTTGTCTACTAGTTTCTTGCCCTGCACTTGTAAGCACTTGAGCTGTATAAGCATGAACATCAAACCCTTCATCTATTTCTTTTCTACCAACCTTGTCATTAGCTACCCATACAGCAGTCCTAAATTCTAATTGACCAAAATCTCCCTCTAGTATCTTACCTTGTTTAAACCTAGACTTAATAGCTTTTCTAACTCTAGCTGTACTACCTCTAGGCAAGTTCTGAAAGTTAGGTTTAGAAGATGATAAACGCCCTGTAGCAGTTCTTACTTGATTTATCTGAGGGTGTAGTATGCTGTTATCATAAACATTCTGCTGTATACCTTTACAAAAAGAATTAATATAAGTGTCTAACGCATTTATTCTCTGCATATTAGTTAAGAATAAAATAGCTTCTTTCATATCTTTTTCCTCTGCTATTTTAGTTAGCTCAGATAAAGTATTCTTATCTGTTGCAAAACCATTAGCAGTAACCTGATCTACTGATGTAGGAGAAAACTTTAATCCTGCAACAGGCTCTAACCATTTATAAATATAGCCAGTTCCATTACATGTAGTGCATTTAGGATGTTTTTTGTATGGAGTCCCATCTTTTCTTCTCTTAAATATATGCCCAGTTCCATTACATCTGCCACACTGTTTTACTTCTGTCTTTTTTGATATGGTTGTTTGTGCTTTAACTATTCCTTCTAAGTCCTTCTTAGGTATACGATTTTTATACTTTCCAGTTCCTACTGCTCTAGTGCCTATACCAAATATTCTAGCCCATTCGTTTTTATCTTTTACTTTTCTTGACCATATAATTTCTGATAACTGTTCAGGAGAAGCTATGTTAAAAGGTTTATCTCCCATAATATGTTTTATTATTTTATTATTTTGTGCAGACCTAAAAGTTCTCTCATTTTCATAAGTAGTTCTAACTGTCTCTAATTCTTCTAAGTCTATATGTGTCCCATTTCTTTCTATATCAATTAAAACATCTGTCATTTGATTAGTTAATTTTAATATAGGTAACATGGATCTATACTCATCTGTATGAAATAACCTATCCTGTTCTAAATATAATTCTCCACAAGATATTATGTCATATATGTTGTATTCCTCCACCAGGTCTACAGGCATAGCTTCAAAGCCTATACCTTTTTCAAAATAATCTTCAATTAACTCTGATTTTTTTTCTGTAACTTTTCTTCGTTTACAAGATTCTGATAAAGATAGAGGTATCTTTGCCCCTCTTGACAAAAGATATTCTCCTGTCATAGTATCATACAGCTCTCCCTCATACTTAAAACCACACTCATACAACCAAGTTAAATCATATTTAATATTATGTGCTATAAGTAAATCAGTTCTGTCTAAAACTTCTTGTAATTCTTTAGTTATAATACCAAACTCATTTAGTTTACCTTTAAGATCATCGTGATTAAACCATATAACTTTAGGATTTTCTACTTTATTTGTAACAGTAGCATATCCTACACAAACTAAATAGTTGTCAGGATGATACGCTGTAGGATTACCATTGGTTACTTTATTTTCTATATCTAATACTGTCTTTCTATACATTTTATATCCTATAAATTTGTAGCCAAGTCTGATAATTGTTACGAGGAAAAACAATTTTCAGTGAGTAAGTTACAACGAGGAGAGAGGCAACTCTCACTCAACTGCTCAGACTTAGCTACTACCTCCATCACTAGAGGAATCCCTAATTTCTATATCTATGTTTTTAACATTTCTCATTTTCTTTTTTACCATAGTCATCATATCATATTCTTGCTTATTATCCACTACTATAATTATAGGCATAGTGCCTTTTGTAAGTTCTCTAGTTTCTTCTAGAGATTTTTTTGCTTCTTTCTCTTCCATTATTCCATATAAGTAGCGGTTAAGTTATCAAACAATACAGCAAAATTTCCATGAACACCAGTTATTTTATTTTTTACTATATTTATCCAACGCATATTTGTGTCCCCCTCCTCTGTATCTTCTTTACCAATTAAAATAATTAAGTCCGCCTCCCCTGCTTTACCAGTTCTTGATCCTGACAACATAGAGTCATTTAATATAATTTTACCAGAAGCCTCCGCAGATAGCTGACACATACCAAATACAACACAGTCTTGTCTTTTAGCTAAATCCCTTGCTTCCGAATAAAGACTAGTTAATCTTTGGTCGTCTCTTGCATACACCCCTCCAATATGAGTCTTGTCTAAAATATCTATAACAACTACATCTGGTTTTTCTTTCTCTACTATAGCTTCTATTTCTCCAAAGGTAAGGCTACTAGAATCTATAATCTGTAACTCTTTTGATTTTTCTTTCCATTTATCAATAAACTTATGTTTAAATTCTTTAACATACGCAATCCTTTCCCCACAAGAAGAGGTAATCATCCTTAACATATGCCTCTGAGGTCTTTCCTCATTTGTAAACATAATACATCTTGCCCCTTGATCTAAAAATCCCTCTGGGGAAGCTATCATAGAATGAGCAAAACCTGATTTCCCAATATTAGGTCTAGCCCCTACCACTACAAACATACCTTTACTCAGTCCCCCCACTCTGTCATTAATAGAAGGAACATGAAAAGAATAATGATGTTCTTTATCTATTTCTTGAAACAGCTCCTCCATATCATTAGAACATTTTAATTCATCTTCTTTATTCTTATCTGCCATTTTGTTTAGTTTGTCTGTAGCTTTTAATACTAAACTTGTATCGTAATGTTCCCCTTGCATTATCTGTATAGATTGTTGTGCTACATCCTGTGCAAAAGATTGTAAAGACATTTTATAAACCATATCAAATGCAATATCGTCATCTATATTTTCTAATCTATCTATTGAATCAAAATCAGAAAGTATAGCTTCTTTTTGGCTTACTGTATTGAAGGATTTGAAG